TACTAATAGGTAGCTCATCAAAACCACCATCGGCAACCTCGTGCAACATCCATATACCACGCCACGAGCCGTTAGTTTGTGGAGTTAAGTAGTCCTGATCTTCTACATAAAAGATACCTGCGAACAGCCCTGTCACTCCCTTACCGTCTCCTCGTCTGGCGTAAGCTATGTCTCTGTCCTGCACATGCCCCATTACACAGCTCATCATCTTCTTAGTCACTAACGCCCTTGCACTGCTTACTGGTCGTCCCATAACTCCAGAGGTAAAGTAGTGGCTATATGCTACACCGTCTATCACTTCTACCTGTAAGAATGGAATCACTTCCCAGCCCATTGCTTCTAGTCCGAAGTCATCAAAGCCCATCAGACCTTCTAGCTCTGGCTGAGCATTCACAGCTCTAGTGATTCTATTCTCGTGATTACCTAGACAGAACACTAGTCGAGGTTTCCAGATTGTTTTCTTATTCTTACGGAGACGTTTCTGCTCTTCTCTAATAGGTTTTAAGAATGCCTTCATTGCCTTCTTGCCTGACTCTATGTCAGCTAGATAACGCCTACCCTCAAATGCCATAGTACCTTTATCGTAGCTAGACAGTGACGGTAAGTCCCAATGATCGCCTATGTGAATGATAACATCTGGTTTATGTTTAACAGCATACTCTCCAGCCCACTTGAGATGCTTTACAGATGAGTCTGGTTTTACTTGAGTATCTGGAACAATCATGTGTCTAGTCATTTACTCTTCCTTGCTGCGCGTTCAGCATTAGTCTTTAATTGATGACAAGGTTTACACAGCACTTGCATACCGTTTGCCTCACAGAATAACCTTTTAGAGAAACCAGCAATGTCGTCATAGCTTGATAACGACCCTGCTGGTTCTATGTGGTCAACTTGAATCTCCTTTCCTTGAAACCAGTCGTCACACTCAGCGCAGCGGTACTCATACTTATGCCGCTTACCTGCTACTGTGCGCTCTACTGCCTTCTTAGCTTGGAACTTAGCAGGGTAGCGAGAGTATGCTTGCCTTAGTGCTGAGCGTATGAACTGCCAATAACGAGCTTCAGTCCATGTGTTCCCTGCCCTAGTGCGTTGTACTCGTTGTTTCCCCATACCATACCTCCTCTGTGCTTCTTGTTGTAGGTGGTTCCCATATCTGACCTACTTCTCTTCTTAGCCACGCTAGACGAGCATTCTCTAGCGCCCTATCGTCTCCTAACTGATCCCTTACAACGTCCCACATATCTAATTCATTCCTACAGCCTTGAATTAAATCTTTAGCACCTTGTTGACCAACACCTTCAACGCCAATGATATTATCAATAGCGTCTCCAGTGATGATCTGTTGGTAGAAGAACTTCAGCCCTTCAACTTCTTCAACGTAATACTCTCTGTTCTTGATGAAGTCGTAGTGTACACCTGCTATCTGATCGAAGTCCTTATCTATAGAAGCCATAATAGCGTAGTCACCTATTGCTGTAGCAGCTATTGCGATAGCGTCATCGGCTTCCTCCCCCTCTACTACAACAGCTCCCCATTTCTCAATGAGGTGCTGCCTAATAGAGCGTAGAAGTCTAGGTGCTGGACGTGCCTTGCGATTGCCCTTGTAAGGAGCAGTGACAGCGTAGTCATGCCTAAAATTACCTGTGCCTGTGAGGTAGAGTTGGTAGCCCTCTACCATGCCATCGTATACTAAGAGTAGATTACTGACAAAAGTGTCCGTACTGTGCTTAGCGAATGTTACGTTGGTTTCGTCATCACAGGCCCAAGCCATTCTATAGGCTATAATGTCACCGTCAATCAACATCATTACAGAGCGGCCTCAAGGTCTGCTGTTGGTACGTTGCTCTCTGGGTTATATACTACTAAGTCACTAATAACCATCTTGAGCAGTGACGGAGAGCGTCCCTTCTTGCTCTGGAATGTCCAGTCATAATGGCCTATCACTGCCTTAGTCTGAGAGCCGTTACCTACTAAGGCTCCTATCTCTTCGCCCATAGTGTCATAAGCCTTAATAGGGTTACGAGACTTAACTGTGATAAAGTTACCTCTATCGTCTTCCTTGTTGCGGACGCTAATACCCTGAGACTCTAACGCTTCTACTGCTGCGTCAGACAGCTTTCCTAAGTCAACTTGGTACTTACCACTTAGCTCGTTCATGGTCTGTAGGTTAGCCCAGAAAGCTGTTGCGTTTAATACTATCGGTTTTGCTTCGCTCATAATCATATCTCTCTTTTAAAGTTTAAGTTACAAGTATATTATACCACGTTTATTGCTTATTTGTCAAGCAGTTAGTGCGTTGCGCTCCAGTTATCACCATATTTATATTCACCATCTAAGGGACACCGCATATCAAAGTGTTCTCCTGCCTCCTTAATGGCCCGTTTAAAGTGTATGCCTACTGCTTTGGCAAAATGCGCTGGAGTTTCTACCTGCACCTCGTCATGTACATTAGCCACTATCCAGAATGGAATGTCAGCAGCTCGTAAGCTGTCAACACCTATTAGTAGTGCTTGCTTCATAACAGCAGCCCCAGCACCCTGTAACAGAAAGTTTAGAGCAGAGTATGCTTTCCTAATGCGTATACGTCTGCCATCTAATCCGGGTATTGAGCCTTCCTTCTCTGCTATGCCTTCTATCAATTTCTTCAGCGTCTTGAGTGCTGGGACGTTAGATAAGAAGTCGTCCTTCAGCTGCTTACCTCTAGCAGCACCTGCGTTAGCTACACTGCCTATCTTTGCATCGCCTGCACCATACAGGAAGGCATAGATAAACGTCTTAGCCTGATCCCTTGTAGCAAGTCCTGCTGCCTTCTGGTTCGCTGTGTGTATGTCACCCTCCACTAACGTGCGAACGTACTCGTCATCCTTCATGTAGTGAGCCAGCATACGCAACTCTAAACCACTAGCGTCTATGCCAACCAGTTGATTACCTTCTTCTACTACCCAACAGGAACGACAGTCAGCTCCATACTCTGCCTTAACCTTGTCAATGTGACCCATACCTTCAAAGGCATGTCGTACAGATGGTATCTGAGCCATGTTAGGTGAGCTATGCGTCATCCTGCCTGTAGCAGCTCCTGACCCACTAACTCTACCGTGTACTCTACCGTCTGGCTTTACTGCTTCTAACCAGCTGCTGATCTGTGAAGCTCTCTTCTGAAGTATTAAGAACTCAGCCACTGACTGCGCTGTCTTATCCGTCATAGCTCCCAAGATAGTCTCATCAACTTTGTACTGACCTGCCTCTGTCTTCTGCTTGAACTTAACGCCTACACTCTGCAACCTCTTAACTATCTGCTGCCTACTGCCTACGTTAAACTCTTCTACGCCGTCCTTCAGCCGCTTGCCTGTCTTCTCACTCCATCGCTCAGTTATGATAGGAGGGAACAACTGCTGCAACTCAGCCTCAAGCTCACGCATACGTGTATTAACCTTAGAGTAGAGTTTGTTAGCGAAGTGTATGTCTAGCTTAAACCCGTTAGACTCCTGCTTAGCAAGCTCTATTGCTACACGATGCTCTAAAGCCACGCACTCAGTAGTGAAGCCTTCTAGCTTCAGTCTGTTCTGTAGCTCCTTCCACACCTTAGTAGTTAGTCGGCAGTCACGCTCACAATAGTCTATCATCTCATCACACAAGCCACCATCATAGTCAGTGAAGTCACCTTTAGGCCAGTTCAGTCTATCGCCCCAAGAACGCAGGCTATGACCACCACTAAGAGATGGGTCATATAGGCGGGACATGACAAGAGCGTCAATCACTTCTATACCATTAAAGGATATATTCCATATACGCTCTAATAAAGGTATGTCAAACGCTATACCGTTATAGGTAACAACTGTGTCAACATCTCTCAACAGCTCTTGTAAAGCTATTGGATTATCGACTACTTTAGTATGATCAGTGTCAACATTGTGCAGACCACAGCACCATATAGTGTCCCAAGCTGTGTTAGTCTCAATATCAATCGTCATCGTCTTCAAAGAAACCACTCCTCATGTTATTAAGTAAGTCTTCTACTATGACCTCAGACACAGCAGCATGACTCTCTCTAGCACAGTCACCACACAGCTCTAAGAACTTGTCTGGGTTTAGTGGGTCGCGCTTAGCCGTCTCTCTGTCAGTTAGTAACTCGTTGCAAGCATAGCATCTCATAGCTTATCCTCTCCGTTGGTCATCTCTGACATTCTACCAGTTGCCTTATCAAAATACAAGGACGTACACCAACCAGTTTCCCCGCTAAAGCGATTCTTTAGCACTCGGACGTTAGTAGTGTTGCGCTCTATTGCATCGTCTGCCTGCCCGTCCCTCTCTAAGCCTAATACAATATCGCTAAGCTGTGCTATAGAAGCACTGCCACGAAGCTGTGATAGTGACGTTGCAGCACCTTCCTCGTGTCCCTTCTTGTCTGGACGTTTCAAGTGACTAACTACAAACAACGCTATACCAGTCTCCTGTACTAGCATCCTGAGTTTAGTCATTATCTCGTCAATGGCTTTACGCTCGTCAAGCTGAGCCTGTGCCGACACTATGATAGAGATATGGTCTAGGAAGATATACCTACAGTCCATCGCCTTAGCCATATACCTAACGCGGCTAACTATATTGTCCACGTCTGTACTACCAAAGTGATCTAATAAAAACAACCTGTCCTTACCCATCACAGCGTCAAATGCTGCCTTCCTCTCCTCCTCTGTCGATTCAGTAGTAGGTAAGTGTAGCGGCTTATTGGCATGTAGAGACATTAACGATAGAGCTGTCTTCCTTACAGACTCCTCCAAGAATAATAACCCTACGTTGCTATCTGTCTTGTTTAAGACATGCCACACAACCTCTCTAACGAACTGGCTCTTACCTAGTCCACTGCCTGCCGTTACTGTTACAAGCTCAGCCTGCCGTATGCCATAAGTAAGGTCATTCAATCCATTATAAGGGTAGTTAACCTCTGCAACCTCTAGCGGCTTATTGACCTCATCCCACAGACCTGCACCGCTAACAAT